CTACTGCGTTTGGTCCTGCGGCAGCATCAGTAGCAGCAAAGCTGTCTGTGTCTATGTCGCTGGTCATATCTGCGGCAGGCATTTCACCAGGCATACCGCCCGGCGCAGGCGCTGCGCCCATGCCCATCGGAGCTGCTACAGGCTCTCCGGCTAAGGCTCTAGCTGCATCATCAGCAGTAGATCTTGCTGAACTTAACTGTTGTGTCATGTTGGCCAACAATGGCTCAACTGAGGCCTTGAATGCGTCTGCTTGCTCCATGCCAATCTGATCGCGAATGGTATCTAGTAATGCAGGCATTTGCTCGTTTTGCATTTTGCTAACTTCTTCTAGCATGTCCTGGATCGAATCGACCATGTCCTTGGCAGCAAGAATGGCTTGACTTTTGCCCATTTCGCTTTCCATAACCAGCTGTTGCTTGTTTTCAACCATCCAGCGATGTAGACCTTCACGTACCATTAGCAGTTCCATGTATTTTGGATTTTTTTCTGCTACATGAACTCCATGGCTGTGCTTGATTTTTTCAAGATTTTCAGTTAAACCTTGAGCTAGCACATAAGCTTTAGGAAAGCTTAGATTGTCATAATCAATCTTGACGCCAAAGCGGCTTTCCATAACTTTGTTGATTTTTTTAGCGGAAGGCTTGACGCCCATTTCTGTTAATCTCATAGTGGTGTGTTCCCAAATTTTAAGTATTTAGCCGAAATTAAAGTTTTTTTCAAAATGTTAGATACTGCTCGGCGCTGCATTTTTGCATCTGTACATCTATTTAAGGCAGTTTCAATTCGAAAGTCACTTTTGGCATTTTTGATTGTGTATTGATAAAATTCTATATCTCGATCCAATTTACCCAACTGCCGATCTAGTTCAAGCAATTCTCTTGCAGCAGAGTAATTTTTCATCATTTTGACACAATATAATATGGCATGGCTTTTTGAAACAAAATCATGCAGCACTTGACCGTCCTGCTGTTCTACTCTCCAGCATGTGCTATTTTTACCTTGTACTCGATAAGGACCCACTAAAAACCCGTAGCTTCCAACAGGAATAACTACGGGTTCGTTTACATAATTTTTTAGTTGTTTATCTGTCCACTCTTTTATGTACTTTGTGCCTACGGTTGCAAATAATTCCTGTGCCTGGCTAAACTCCGATTTTTTGTTTGTAGTAGATTTTGCCATCTTCATTTTTTCTAAATAAAATATCCTTGTTTACCAAATGATTTGCTACAACCAATTGTCTAGGTGATAAATCTTCTCGAGCTATCCGACGACCGCCTTCAAACTGCCCCAATACATCTGCTTCTTCGTTAGTAATTGGTAATCTTATTTTATTTACAAGTTCTACAATCTTCATTATTATTTTAGAATAAGTTGTACTATGACCATGATTAAACCTGTGAGCATGGCTACGCCAAAAGCTGTGCCAACGGTAATCAGCTGTCCGCTACTTTTGCTAGTAGCCTCTGCTGCAGATTCTGATATTTTCGTGCGTATGACTATGATGTTTTCTTCCATGTTGGTCATGCGCTGTTCTAGCTTGTCTAGTTTGTCTTCCAATGCCTTGTATCTTTCAGCGCATAAATCCACGTGCGCTTCAAGGCTTGCTCTTTCGCTTGCTGCCATCTCTTTCTCTCATTAAAAATAGAGGGTTCTGTATTAATGCCTAGATTGTATGCCATGAAAAAGGAGCCTTAAATGTGCCTGTGTTTAGACAGTATTTAAGTTAATTCTACCTTTTATAAAATATATGTTTTTTATTGAGCCATAAGGATAAAAAATTGGAAGCATGAATCTTGCTGTTTCTTCAAGCCCGCAAATGATTGGCACTTGTGCAAAAGCATCGTCTAGAGCACCAACTGGATCAGCATCTTTGAGAAATACATCTTCATACTCAACACCAAAACTAAACACCCAACAGCGTTGTTGTCCGTAATATATTTCAGGAAAGTGACTTGTTTCATCTACTTCAATGTTTTCTACCACATACGGACCGTCAATGTGTTGTGGTTGTGCTTTGATACCTATACATTGTAGTACGGTCTCCCAGTTGCGTTGTTGATTGCGTTTAAGTTCATTATCAGCCGAGTGTCTAATAACACCAGTAGCAGTAATATCAACTAATGTTACACCTGTGTAAAAATACATATAGATATTTATAGAATAAAAAAGGCAGAACTAGTCTGCCTATGTTTTTGGTAGTACTTTCTCTAATTAAGCAACTACAAAACTGGTACCATTTGTTACTGTTGCACTTCCTAGGTTAACTGAACCTTTACGAGTACCAATTGCCTGGATAGCTGTTTGCAATACACTTGCATCTGGTGCATTTACACCGTCGCAGCACAAGCTGATAGCACCCGAGGTCGGGTGTGCATAATAAGCCAATACTGGTGGAAACACTTGAATGATTGCTTCAAATGCTTCGTTGGCTGCATCATCTTCAGCTGAAAGGTTTACACCAGCAGCTACAATGTAAAATACAACACTTTGGCCTACTTCAGTATATTGAATACCGTTTAGTACACCAGTTAAACCTGCATAGTTGTAGCCTGCGCTACGATCAATTCCGATTGCCATTTTTTGTTTCTCCCTAAATTTTGCTTTCGCTGTAGATATTTATGGCGGTCATAAAAAAAGCAGCCCTGGCTGCTTTTTTATTTGTTACAAAATCAATTAAGCGATCTTGATACCGCTTGTTGTTGTAACTGCCGCTAGTGCAGGGAATACGTTACCGTATGCACCAATGTTGGCACCTGGGGTACCGTCGTGGCTTAGTGTACGAATAACTGTTTGTAGGTCACTTGCACTCCATGCACTACGCTCAGTGATAACGCTTAACTGTGCAGTTGAACCTTGTGCATCTACCTGATATGCCAAAACTGTTGCATTTGAGCTGATGGTCTTTAACAATGTGTGTACAGCACCATCTAAACCAGCGCCGCTTGGACCTTTTAGTTCGTTTGCTAGGTTAGCAGTAACGCCTAGTGTGGTAATCTTGTAGGCCTGAATTGGGCTGTTGATACCGGTATTGATAATTTGTGCATTTGCATTTTTGGTGTAGCTATCACCAACGTTGGTTACGACTTGTGAATCGCCGCTTACTCTTGTGACTCCGATTGCCATTTTTGTTTCTCCTTAAACATTTGCGTGATTAGCGCATGCAAATATTTATGCATGTTTGGAAAAAATTACAATCTTCCTTGTACATTTGCAGTAGAAAATACTCCGCGATTTACCAGCTTGATAAATCCGCTGGGTGTGTTGATTACAAAGCCCTCGCCTTTTGGCACATCACCCACATACTGCTCTACACCGCCCACTTGAGGCTCTAATTGTTGTAATATAGCTAGTTTAAGGTTGTAAATTGCCACATAAGCAGCATCCATAGCAGCCATAATGGGTCTATTTTCTTCAGCTGCCACAAGCTTAAACTGCGGTGCAGTTAAATTATTTTGCAACCAATTTGCGTCAACTGCCTGACCTGTGTATTTTCTATTATAGTAGGTTTGTAGTTTAGCTACTGTAGATTGTGTTAGGCTACCTAAAAACGCATCGCCATTCAATGATGCAAAATTCTGTACAGCAGCTCTTGCTGCTCTAGTTTGCTGTACAGGTTCCTTCAATCTAAACTTGGTACCCATGTTGCCGGTTAAAACAGTGATGTTTTGATTAGTGCCGCCCAATCCGCCTAGCCCTTGTAATGATGTTTTGTTTTGTATTTCTGTACCCTTGCTTGTTTTCTCAACATCTGTGCCATAGGTATGGACTGCTAAACCAAACGGTCTTCCTTTGATTTCCTTGCCAACTGCACTGCCGGCTTTAACTTTGTATGTTACGCCATAAGGATTGGCCTGAAATACAAAATAACTTTGCTGTTCTGGCACAGGTTCAGTCCACATTACATCACCTTGTACAAAGCCTCGAAAGTTGCCGGGCACAATAGAAGCTACACTATCAAACATGGCAGCAAGTTTTTGACCAACGTCCATGTTTTTTTGATTTTGCACAAAGAACTTTAATAAATCTTGGGCACTAGTGACCTGTCCTCCGGGCATACCTATATACTCTTTGTAGTTCATAGTAAACAAGCCATCTGCAGGTCTACGGCCAAAAATAATGGCCGGGCTTCCGTCCCATTTGATACTCACCAATTCAGGATTTGATACTGCTGATAACATACCATCAATGGCATCCGAAGCCGCTTGGCTACCATTGAGAATAAAATCTTCTGGATGCGGTGTACGTATGCCTTCAGTTAAGGTTGTTATGAATTCTAATAACATTATGCCAGTTTGTCTGTGTAATTTCTAAACCAAGCAGCGGTGCCCGGGGTCGGGGCAGCTTCGGGTAATTGTATATCACTCTTGGCCAAGGTTTCTCTAGCAGCGGCGATCAGTTGTTCGTAGTTGGGTCTTTTGGCAATGGCATCTAAGATATCGTCGGCTGTGTTTAATTTGGCTACTGGTATACCTGTAATGTCACTTAATTTTTTTGCACTCTTGCCATCAGGAACAGTAGTGTTAGTGATACGATCTACCAGACCGTGTTTGTAACTCCATTTTAGTCCAGGATGTAGTGCCGACACAATGCTTGCAAGAATAACATGACGGCTCATGCCGGTTAGTTTACTACCCTCGGGTGCGCCACTCATGCTAAATGCTTGCCAACCAGGATCTCCAAACATCAAGTCTGCCTGTACAAATCCGTTTTTAGGATCTCCTGCAATTGGAGCTTTAATATGCACACTATCACCAGACTTTTTGATATCTTTAGCATCCACTCCTGCTGCAAGTAAAACTTTGATCAATTCTTCTTTGGTTGTTTTGGTTTCGTCTACGGCTAGATCTAAATCACCAGATGAACTTTTACGCCCTGTTGTGCCTAACCAAGTTTCTGTAGGAAAAGCTATGTTGGTCTTAGACTCGATCCATTTAATAGTTGCAGGCACGTCATCGCGATTGATACGTTGGGTCAAAGGCTCCCCGTCGGAAGTTTTAAATATATTACCACCCTCAAACAACTTATGTTGCACGTTTGGCTCCTGTTGTTTTGAAACTACCAAATTTTTGTGTTGACGTACCGGCTGGTTGTGTTGCGCCTGGTTCTGCTGGCAAAGGTCCAAAAATAGCGCCTTTTGCTTTTTTCATAAGTTCTTGGGCTGACTTCTTACTTGATTCTTTTTCTCTTGCTTTCTTTAATTCTTCTGCTTGTTTACGTAACCAAGATGCCTGCCCATATTCCGCTGCCTTAGCTGCGGTCCTTGGATCTTTTTTTAATTTTGCGTAAGTTTCTTCAAATCCTGGCGCTGGTCC